TGTCTCCTTCAAGATGGGGGTTGAGGGGGGCCGGGCCGCGTGGCCCGGCCCCGATGAATCAGGTCATCGACGCCAAGAGGGTCGCGATACCGGACGGGCGCACAAGCTTTGCGCCGAACAGGTTGAGGCCCTTGAGCGCATCCGAGAATGCCGACTCGGGACGGTAGACCTCTACCTTGTTGATCTGCGACGCAAACGTGATCGCACCCGTGTAGCCAGCGGACACGAGGTAGTCGTCGCCGACGACGAGCGTCACGTTGTTTGACAGCATGATGTCGAAACCGAACGCGCGACCAACAACACCGTTGCGCAACGCCTCCGAGGTGCCAGAGTCGGCAACCGAAATGAACGCAGTCGACTGCAACAGCAGACCGTGGTACCACGGGGGAACGATCGCGTAGCGACCCTGCAAGGGGACGTTGGCGTTGTCGAGCTTGACCTTCAAGTTGACGAGACCGGTCACAGCAAGTGCTGCCGTGGTGATGGCGGTGGTGCCGATCTTGTTGCCCGCATCGGCGCCCGTGTAGAGGCCCGCAACATACAGGTCAGCAACATCAGCCAAACCGTAGGCGGCTTCGACGGCAGCCTCGGACATGAGTCCGCCACCGTTCTGCACTTGCGCCATGTCCACGTCGTCAATCTCAAAGGCAAACGAGTTTGCCTGGTCGATGAGCAACGAGCGCTCGGCGTCGGTGAGCGTCTCGGGCGTGATGACCGAGACGTTCTTGACGTAGGCGCTGATGGTCGGGCGAGAGATGGAGCGGATGCGAACGGTGTCGCCCGTGTTGCGAATCTCGCCCTCGTACTTGCGGTTGACGGCGGTCGGACCGGCGAACACCATTGCCTTCTTGAGCGAAGACTGAAGTTCGGCGGCGAACACCGTCACCTGGGAATTGGTAAGCGCCATGATTGGCTCTCCTTAACTGGTCTTGATGCCAAGGACGTCGTTTAGGCGTCCCTCGGCTTTGGCTTTTGCGATCCCGTCGTCGTCTCCCGCTGCCGCCATCCGATTGAGATCGGCGTCGGTGAGCTGGACAACTCCGGTCGCATTGCGCGCTCCGGCGTCGGGTGTTCCGGTGAACCTGGCGCCTTGCGCGGCCAGGTACGGCTTCTGGGTGATGAGCGCATCAATGGCGCTCGCGATGGCGTCCGCATCGACGTCGCCGTCTTCGGACACCTCAAACTTGGTCATGTCGAGCAGGCGGAGAGCGTCGGACGGGTCCGCCAACTTGCCCGTTGCTGCTGCCTTGACCTCGGCCTTGAGGTACTTCTCGCTGAACCGGGCGTCGGAGGTTTCGCGGGCCTTTTTGTCGGCGTCCCACTCGGCCTCTTTGCCCTCGGCGGCGGCCTTGAGTCGGTCGCGTTCGTCCGATGCGGTCTTGGCCTCAGCCTTTGCGGCCTTGACTTCGGCCTTCATGGCATCGAGTGCTTTCTTGCCAGCGTCGCGAAGGTCCGCCTCGCCCTCAACGACGACGGCGGGCTCGACATGGGGTGCCGTGGATGCAATGTCGGACGGCTTGGGTGCTACTGCGGGCGCGGCAACGACAGGGGTTTCGGACATGGTTGTGACTCCCATTGCGGGTTGTCTCGCGCACCTTGCGTGCGTGAGTGGTCTTAGCGGCGGACGATCCAGCCGTGGTCGAGCAGAAGTTGTGCGGTGCGGTCCTTGGACAGCCCTAGGCCGATGATCGATTCAGGCATGAGGCGCGGGGCTGTCACGCGGCGGTAGCGGCCATCCTTGACGGTGGTCAACTGGCGCACGTTGAGCATCTGCTGGCCCGCGTAACCGCGCACCGTGGTGCCCTCGAGCGTCGCCTTGACGGTGATGTGCTCCATGGACCACGTGCCGTCGAGCGCTTGCTTGCGGGTCGTGATCTGTGCGGGACGGACACCGCCGATGTAGCGGACCTTGCCGTCTGGGCCAACGACGGGCGTCTTGCGGTATGCGTTGACGGTCTGGTAGGGGTCGGTGCCGTATTTGACGTACGCCTCGGCGTTGGCCTTCGACCCGAGCGCCTTCGCGAGTTCCCTGTCTGACAGCGAGTCGAAGTACTCGCCGGGATTTACGGTCATGTCTCCGGCGATGGACTCGGCGGAGGGAATATTGACGCAGTCGCATCCTTCGTGGCGCTTGAATGCCTGGCCCCTTCGCGACCGCTTGCCCGCGAGGATCACGCACCGGCCACACGACGGAGGGGTGAGCATCCGCACGTAGCCCGTCACTGGGCGCGATGCGGACTCGAGACCCTCCATACCGCGCCGCGTATCAGACAGCATCGTGCCCATCGCCAGCGACAGGTACTGTCCGCCACGCTTGAGCGCCTGCGCCACCGACTCGCCCTTGCCGACCGCCGTCTTGGCTGTGGTGATTGCGCCATACGCCAGGGATTCGGTGGGCATCCCGTTACCGGCAGCACCCACGAACGCCCCAGGGTCAACGGTGAACGATGTCACGTTCGCGCGAGACTGGCCCGTCGCCGTCATCACGTCAGGGATGAACGCCTGGGCACGCTCTGAGACGCGCACCTGAGCGGTGTTCATCACCTCAATCAACCGCGGCGCGATGCTCAAGAACCCTGTATCGAAATCGTCACCCACGCGGCGCCACAGCCTCAGCGCAGCAGAGACCGCCGCGCCGTTCTCGGCCCGCAAGTCTGCCGCGTACTCAATGGCGACGGGCGGCAAGTTTTGGAGCGCCACGGGCTACTCCTGAACGGTATCTGGCGCCTGATCCGACGCGGGCATTGCGGGCTTCCCCTGCATTGCCTGCATTGCGGGCTTGGCGGGCATCGCGGCCTGATCCTTGGCGCCAATGGCCGCAAGGTACGGGTCCTGGCTCTCTTCGCGCACCTGCTCCATGATCTGATCGATGCGCTTCTGCGAGTAGCCGTAAAGGTCCTCAAGGATGGTTTGCAACGGGAGGCCGACCTGCTTGGACTTGATCGCCGCGTCCGCAATGATCGACTCGGACTGGACGAACGGCTTAGACCATCCGACCTGTCCGACACGTGCGGCCTCGGCGACGGACTTGTTTCCGCGCACCAACGCCATCATGGCGAACACGTCGCGGAGACCTGCCGCGTGGAACGGCTTAGCCTCGGACACCTTCGACACGAGAGGTGCGTCGAGACCCGTCAAGGTCTCGCCGTTGACGTTGCCAAGCTCGCCGTGAATCAGGTAGATGGGGGTGCGGGTCTGTGCCGCAATGTGGCGCACAGCAATGTTGATGACATTAGTGAAGATGTCCAACTTCGCGGCGTCCCACTGGCTGATCGTGGTCGACTGCCCCGTGAGCCACAACATGCGGCCCTTGGTCAACGCCTCATTCTCAATGGCCTTCTCGCCGATTTGCTTACCTTGAGCATCGAGTACCGGAATCTTCGGCGGGCCTTGACCCATGACAACACGGGCGGGCATCGAGGCGTGGTCTGCGGCGGTGAACAGGTACGCCCACAAGAGGTTGATGGCGTCCTGCATTGCCATGGTGCCCTCAATGTCCGAGATCGGCTCACCCTTGAGCGGGGGACGGTTCGGGAACTCCGCGATCGGCACACGACCGAGCGGATTCTTGATCGGCCACGTGTCGTCGCCGGTCCCTTGTCGAACAGTCCAGCCGCCACCACCGAAACTTGACGCGGACACAGACACGTAAATGCCCGACTCGGTGCGCCCGGTAGTCGGGAGTCCGCCGATGATCTTGCGCTCCCACTTCCACACTGCGTCAGGCTCGTAAAGCGTCAGGAACTCGCGGTCATCGTCCGCCCACGCCTTGACGCCAAACCGCTTCTCGCGCGTCTCCGGGTCATGCGACACAATCACCTGCGACGGGTGCTCCCAGGACAGCATCGGCTCGTCGTCACGGTTGCCCCACACCATCGCAAACGAACGCTTCGCAATGGTTGACGTGAGAATGCCCTGCGACGACTGAATGCTGCCGTCGTTCAGTTCCCAGTCGTGCCACAATGCCCGCTCATCGTCACTCAGCGGGTCCGTGTCGTCACCAATGCGGAACCCGGTGATCTTCATGCGCTCAGACGGCGCCGAGCCCACCACGCCGCACCAGTTGTCAGAGAACCCGACATAGCGCGCACGGTGGAACGTCTTCCACTCATCCGACGCAAACGCCAACGGCTGATCGCCACGGTGGTAGCGCTCCGCCTTCTCAATCGCCTGGCGGCGGGTAGTCAGTTGCGTGTAAAGCGTCTCCGCTGTGGCAAGGGCCGTTTTGGCGTCGAGCACGTCGGCCCCCTTCGGGTAGTTACATCACATAGGCGTAATCGGTGGTGGTGCCAGTCGCACGCACGTCGCTGGCGGCCTCGTGCGCGAGCACGTCGGCCATGAGAATGTCGATTTTTTGATGCTCGGACGGCTTGCCGATGACGTACTTGTCGCCAGCCTTCGCGACCTTGCGCGCGTTCAATGCGTGCGCTCGGGCAGCAGGATCGGCGTCGTGTGTGGTCAAACCCTCAGCACAGTCCTCGAGGTAGCGCACCAAGGTGGCGAACATGATCGCGATACGGTTCGTGAACCACAACGTGACCTTCTCGGCGCCAAACTCGTCAGCCCAAGCGTCGGCTTGTGTCTCCCAGTGCAAAGGGTCCACATACATGCGTTGGACGTCGTAGCGCAGAAACATCTCACGCACCGCAGAGTCAACTTCGCCGCGAGGAATGCGACCCTCGGGCCACTCGGCAGGATTCCAATACGTCGGACGATCATCCGGGCCATACGTTGGCGTGAAGCGGTGACCGTCGATGGTCTCCGCGCGCAACGCCGACCAGTCGCCCGAACGTGAGCCGTCAAAGCCGAGACAGATAGTTTCGCCAGGCACAACCTCGCGCACCAGTTCACCGGCGACCCAGAGCGGCTCCGGCATGAACGAACCAAGACCCTGCACGAGCCGATTCCCAAAGAACCGCTCCGCCTGCGTTGGGTTCGTCTCCACCAGTTCGGCGGCTTCGGCGTCGATCGTCGTTGGGTCAACCCACGGCGAATCGGCGTAGACGTACATATGGATCTTGTGACGCTCGCGCTTGTTCATGTAGGACAGGTCGGCGGGCGGTTTGCGGTAGTAGCGGAAGATGTCCTTCTGGCGAGACTCGAAAGCCTGCTGAGCGGCGCCGTTCTCCATGGGGTCCCACGGGTTCGTCAGCTCGACCGAGCGACCCTGCATCGCGGCAACGCCCCGTCGTATCGTCTGCCAGGTTTCGAGGCGGTGATTCGCGAGTGTGTACAAGCCGGACTCGTCACCGAGGCCACCCGTGAGGGGTTGACCCAACTTCGACTTGGCGGCGGACGACAACGGCACGATCTTGCCGCGATTCGGGAGGCGGATAAAACCCTCGCGCACCTGAATGAAGTCGGCAAGTGGACCGGAGTGAATCATCGTCTGCAAAGGCTCATAGACGTTGTTCGTCTGCGTCTCCGCATACGCGAACAGGCCGAGCATTGTCTTGCGGCGCGGGATGCCCATCGCCTCGCCGGGCATGTAGGCATATTCCCAGCCGCACCCGCACCAGTGATCGGAGCAGCGGTAGACCTCGCCACCAACAGCCCAACCTGCGAAAAGCGACGGTCCCACACCCTCAAACAGCAAGTAGCCTGCGCCCCATGGTGACTTGCCACACTTTTGCGGGCCAACAATGACCGAGCGGCGGTAGTGAAACGGCGCGATGAGGCGCTGCGGATTCACGACCGCATCGGGCTTGATCCGGTAATGGTTCACCGTGACGAACAACTGCCAGCCGCGAAAGGTCAGCTGCTCACCCTCGTAGACACCGCCAGGAACCTCGCAGTGCCGTTCGATCCAGTCCGTCGCCAGAAACCCGAGCGTGTGCAGTGGGTCAAAGTCAATGGCGAGGTCGTCAGGCTCCGTCACGTCCGGCGACCCTTAGCCTGGCGCGCGAACCGCCAATGGCGGGGGTTGGCGCTGCGGCGTCATCACGCTTCGCGGCCACATCGTCAGCCGCCACCGTGTAGCCCGCGCGGTTCAGAGAGTCGTTCGTCAGCAGGATGTCGGCCTCACGAGAGCGGATCTGAGCCCAGAGGCCAACCTGAGCGTCCTCATCGGCAGACAACGCCTTGAGTCGGCACCAGTCGGCGACGGCGGGGATAACCCACGACCATTGAGCGGTAGCCCAAAGAGCGGCCTGCGGAGTGCGCCAGGCCCAGGCCCAATGACCGATCTCGCGGTCGCGGAACTCTTGCGTCGCGTCGGGGTCGTACTCCTTGACGCGCTTTTTGTCCTCGAAAAACACGTCATAGCGCTTCTGCTTGGGAAGCGGAAACTCAGGGGCCTCGCCGGTGTAACCCTCGGCGGGCAAAGACTTGAAACGCAGACCCTTACGCTCAGACGCGCCAGAACCCGGCACAGGAGGAGGGCCAGAACGCGCGTGTCCACCACTGGTCATGAGAGGTCACCGACGTGCACATAGACGTTGTGGATGAGTCCACGCTTAGCGATCCACCGGTCAACCCAGTACCACCGAGAATGCGAGTCGTACGCGTCGTCAAGGAATCTCGGCGTAAGGACCATGACCCACCGGAAGTATCGGACGTTCACACCGCGACCACGCGAAATGTTCACTGCCATGGTGACCTCCTGGGCCGCATTGCGCGGGAACTCGTGGCACATTGCGTGACACAAGGGTTAAGCGGGCACTCGATTTCCCTTGGCTACGTTGCATCCAAGGTGGCTGCACTGCGTATTGGCGCGAGAGTGAGCGCCGCCGAGAGAGAGTGGCAAGACGTGGTCAAGCGAAGGGCTCAATGGGTCCGGCCATGTGATGTCTGGATCAACAGGCTCAGAACAGAGTCCGCACATCCAGTTATCACGAGCAAAAACCTCGGAGCGCTCAAAGTCCTCATATCCGACGCCAAACTTGCGAGCCCTGCGCTTCTCGGCATTGGCTCGGCGGCGGTCATCCCACGGCTCATCCTTGAGTCGTCCCGATGCTCGGGCCGCGCGCTTCCAGCAGTTCGAGCAGAGACCAAGAGCGCGAACGGGGAGGTGGCAGTCTAGAGATGAACACTCACGGCCCTTGTTGTCGCGTGAGGACGTTCGATTGCACGCGGAAGAGCAGTACTTGCGCGGTCGGCCCCGTCCGGTAGAGACATCGAAGGGTCTATTGCACCCCTCGCGGGAGCATGTACGCTGGTGCATGTGATCGTCCTTCCATGACGGTTACCACGGCCCCGGACTGTTCGCGCAGTCGCGGGGTTCTTTACTCTTTGTTGGGGACAATGGGAACTTTTGACCCTCCGCACCAAAGACGGCCCTCTCCGGCGGTCTTCCTGAGGGGCGTTTGGGGGACCCCGGCCCCATTGCTTTACGTCCTCTTTACCAACGTCTTTACCTTCACGTCAGTCTTTCGCGGCCCATCCGCTTGGAATCGTGCGTGCGGTCTTGGCGTCGTGACATGGCTTACAGATACCGCGCCCATACTGTGGATCATTGGGGTCTAGGCCCTGATCCGTTAGGTCCACACGCTCGGTCGGGTAGTGGTCGGCAACCGTGGATCTCGCGGCGCACAAGTCGTCGTGCTTGCCGCATTGCCCCGTGCATTGGCAGTAGGGGTGCTTGGCTAGTACGGGTGCCCGAAACCCCAGCCTGTGCCCCTTGGTGGTGTAGGGGTTGCCATGTGGGCGACGTAGCGCGTCTGCTTCAGCTTGACACGCTGGGCATCGTCCGCCGTTGTCGTGGATCGTTGGGCATCCTGGCTTGCTGCATACCCTCATGCGTGCCATGCGCCCTCCACGCGTTAGCCCCACACTCGGCGCCGTAGAGGCCCTTCCGAGTGTGGGTGATGTTCACCTTGTCGTGTCTGCCACTGTTGCAGGTGTGATCCCCATGCTCGGTCACGATGGTGTGCGTGTGCAGTTGCTTGACAAGGGAAGATGTGTGCGCGTTGCTGGCAGGTGCGCTTGCCTGTGACTACCGCAGATGGCGCTCGGTCAAAGCGTTGTTCCAGGCGGCCCATGTCTGTGTGCGCCAGCACCGAGCCCCGAACTATCGGGCTGAGCCCTGGCAGTCGGGGTCTCGGGCTGGGCGGGTGATGTTCTCGAGAGTGTGCATCGTGGAGAGGCAGTCGAGGACGTGTGCGGCCTAGGTCGCTTACGGACTAGGCGGCGGGATCTCCACCAGCGAGAGCTGGGGAAGTTTGGTCCAGGCGCGAAGGAGGTTCACTTCGTCAAGCACTGGTTGTGTGATGCGGTAATACTCGCGACCCCGAGCGCGATGCGCTTTGAGCCTGGCGTGTATCTTCGCTTCGTCTTCGAATCCGCCCGGCATGAATGCCATTGGCGAGCAAGGTGCAAACTCCTTGACCCTGCGCATCAGATCTGAGGTGCACCCGATCTTGATGAGCCGCTCATCGCTGAGGTAGATGGCGTAGACGACATCGCCAACCTCGACGCTGAGGGATTGCTTCGTTTCGGCCTGGTACGCGCCCTTCCTTGCGTTTGGGGCGACCCTGACGGTAGGTTGTGCCATATCAACTCCTATCCGAGTTGGTCATGCCCCCGGCTCGTTGACGCGAGTGCGGGGGTCCTTAATGCAGAATGGCCCCTACCGAGCGATTGCCCGGTGGAGCCATTTCTACCTATTAGAAATCTACTGGAGACAGGCACCCTTGTCAAGTCTCTTAGGGCGGCGTGTCGCGGATGTCGTCAGCCCTCATGCCGCAACCCTCCGCTTCGACTTCTCAGCAAGCCCCAGCACCTCGGACAGTCGGAACATTTCCGGCGCAACCGTCACCGCAAGGACACGCTTCCTGGTCACCCATTGGTCGAGCGTCTTTGACTTTGTGGGATGTCCCAGCGTCTTGAGCGCGACCAGGATCTCGCCGCGATCCATCAGCACGATCTCAGCCTTGCGTGCCAGCCACTCCGCCCAATCTGAGAACGTCATCAGCGCCCCGCACGTGTCGCACTTCGCCGTCCCCTGAGCCTTCGACTGGAACATGCCGCCGTCGCATTCACCCATCGCGCACGGTCCTGCCCACTGTGGCGGCAAGGGCTGGATCACGAGCACCTCGACCTTGCGCACGAGCTCTTGAGCCTCATCGCAAAAGTCCAGCGCGATCTTCTCATCAGCGTCGGCGGTGAAGTGTCCATACCGCTTGGCGATGAGTCGCAACTGGTCCTCTAGCGCATCGGGCATCCGCTTCACATCGTTGGTTTCCATGAGCAGCGCCGAGCAGTAGAACGATGCCGACACGTCGAGATACAGGAGCAAGTCCGAGGCGTCAACGTCAAGCGGCGGCTTCGACTTGGGCGCCGTGCGTCCGGCTTCGGAGTGTCCACGTCGTGGCTCAAGGTAGAGCCTCACGAGTGGCACCAGTTCGGCCAACCTGCGCCAGTTGTCGGCCGCTTCGATGGCGGTTGGTGTGTCGATCATTCGTCGTCTCCCTCGAATGCTGAGCATGAGAACTCGTCTGCGAGCCATGCGGATAGTCCGGCGTCGGCGCTGGGTGCTGAGTCCCAGGTGGCGGCTTTGGCGTGAAGCCATGTGGTGTCGCCGTCTTTGAGCGCTTGTGCTTCGACGCCCAGAATCCATGTGGCGACGATGGGGTGTGTCACGCCGTCGTCTTCCTCGTTGACGGTTGCTGCGATGTAGGCCCTGACTGCCGCGTCGAGCGCTGCGTGCTGGGGCGACTCGGCACTCACACCTCACCCCCCGTCGCGGCTTGCCCGTTGTGGGCGCCGTTGCGGATTGCGTCGGCGAGTTGTGTTGCTGGAAGGTACTCGTCGCGGTGAGTGGTGCGCCCAAACTTGATATCCGTGATCTGATGCAGGATTTTCACGTCCTTCTCAAGCCAAACCGCAACCCGTTCCCGCTCACTTGCTACGGCGTGGTCGAGGTCTTCGCGCATCAACTCGGCAATGGCGGATGCCGCGAAGAGCAGCCCGTCCGACCATGCGCCGTGCGTGATGACACCCTCATCGATGTTGCGTCGCACCCAGTCGGCAATCGGCGCCGGTACGCCGTCGTACCACTCGGGCAACAGCATCGGCCCGCTCATTCCGTCACCCCCAGGTCGGCGACGATGATGGGGTCGATACTCAGTCCGTCTCTGGCGAAAAGGCCCTTAAGGTCGGCCAGTGGCATGTCTGATACTGAAATCCAGCATTTGCAGGGGGCCTCCATCGAGTCCATGACGCCACAGTCGGCGCATCGCTCGGGAGGGCAGTCACCGCATCGTGTGGCTCCCGGCATATCGTCGGGTAGCGGGGATCCGCATCCTTGGCAATCAATCATCGCTTCCTCCTTCGAGTTGGTTGGCGCGGTAGGGGTTGGCAATCTCGTTGGTGTACTCGCGCCAGGTCATCGCGCCATCGTTGCCGGGGTATTCCGCATTGGCCCCCTCACCCGTGGTCTGCCAAGCCGATTCGGCCCCCTCTTCCCACGCCTTCGCCGCAACCTCCCGGTCGTGGTTTGCGAGCCACTTGGCGTATAACTTGCCGTTGCGCTGAACGAACCCGCGCTCATCGAGGTAAAGCCGTCCCCCGATCACGAGGTAGTTCTCGTCTTCGTTCATGGCTTGCTCTCCTTGGTGGTTGTCCTCATGGCGGCTTTGGCTCGTGCTTTGGCGGCGTTCATGCTGCGTATCCCTGGTGATTGACCTGCTCGGTGCGCCACGCATCGGCGCCTCGAGCGGTTGTCATCCCTTGCGCTTTGCAGTAGCGGCACCACACGGCGACGCTTGCCGGTTCGTCCCACCAACCCCAGGCCACCGTGTCGTCGTCGAAACAACACCCGGTGCATCCGTTGGTGATGAGCAACGCTCGAGCGCTGAATGCGTCGGTCTGGAAGTTGGAGCGGTCGAGGTTGCAGTAGCGGCAAAGCGTGCGCAGGTTGTCGGTGGCGTCTGTGCCACCTGCCGCCACGGGGATGATGTGGTCGACGTGAAGCTGGATGAAAGAACCCGCCCCGCACCACAAGCACTGGAAGCCGTCGCGCATGAGTACTGAGACTCGGACCCATTCGCTGAGCGGTACCCGTTGTGATCGCTGGCCGTTGTTGAGTCGGGTCGCTTGGTAGTCGACGCCTTCGAACGCATCTAGGAGCAGGTCCCCGACGGGCGTTGGTTCGCTCATGCCGTCACCTCGGAGCGAAGTGCGTAGCACTCGCGGTTTCCCATCCACATGTCGAAAATCTTGTACGCGCGTACACGTATACAAAGGCGAGGATGTGTGGTCGGGTTAGCGGGTTGTTGGTCTGTCTGTTTGTTGGTCTGTCTGTCTGTGTATTGGGTGCCGCATACGATTCGCATTGCGGTTCGCATCAGTGTGACCATCGTGCTTCCGCCCCTTTCTTGCCCGCCTCTTGGCGTTGTAGGAACTTCTCTGAGGTGACCTGATATTCGGCCCAGTCGGGGATGATCCACCCCTTGCCGTCTGCGCTGTATTTCCACAAACCGACGTTTACCAGGGCATGTGCGACCTTGGTGGTGCCACAGATGCGAGGCAATGCGGCCTTGGGTATGAAGCCGTCGCTCATGGTGCGACCGCAGTATGCGAGGCTGTAGCAGTAGGTGACGATGGCGCGCCAGTCGCCCGCGCCTTGCAGTTCGAGCATCTTTTCGTTGTCGGGAATACTCGTGGCTAAAGCAACCCACTCCACCCCTCTAGCCATGGTTTTCAACCCCAAAACTGCCCTCGTGTCGCAAAGTCACCATGAGTCGGACGCACCCTTTCGGCACGGAGCTTCCACCTGCGGCACGGGTCACTGAGACGATGTTGCGGGCGTCGTCGTCGGGTAGTAGACCACCGTCAACGATGCCGTCGATGAGTCCCTTGATCTCGAAGTTGTCGAGGTCGCGGCGTCTCTTGTCGGGGAAGTCGAAGGTGACACGGACGGACACTGGTGGCTCCATTACGCCTACCTCGAGGCGCTTGGCGAGGGCCAGGTTTCCGAAGTCGCGGCGCATGGCCGCGCGCTTCTTGGACCCGACAGACCAGTGCCCACGATGGTTCGAGTTGTGGAGTGCGGACATGTCTGTCACGTACTCGATTTCGCACCATGTCGCCGCCTTGGCCGACGTTCGCGAGCGGGTCATACGAACCACCCCTTGCGTACTAGGAAGGTGTTGAGCACGTCCACGAGTCGCTCTAGGCCGATGTCGCGTGCGACGATCTGGAATAGGCGCTTCGGGTCGACGCCCGTCTTGGCGTAGGGGCCATTGCTCGCGAGCCATTGGCCTTCACGGAATGCTTGGAAGTCGAATCGTGGCGTGGTCATCGCGCACTCCTGTTCGGGTTGTCGCCGTCGACGAGCCATGCGACGCCTTCGTTGGGGATGACTCCGCATTCGACGGCGGCCCAGATTGCGCCCCGGTCCCATGCGTCGGCTTTGATGCCGCGCACCAACTCGGCGATGTCTGCGGTGTTGTAGCCTGCCGCGATGAGTGTTCGGCGTGCGGCCTTGAGCGTCAGTTGGTGGGTCACTTCCCCGTCCTCCCTATTGCAGTAAGCGCCTCGCGGGTCGACGTGGTTGCTTCCCACCAGGTCGCTGTGGCCTGTGCGATCGCCTCATCAAACTCCGAGTCCAAAGCCTTCGTGACCCCGGCAATGATGCGGTCTCGTCGAGCGCGTGCGACATCGAGGGCTCGCGAGTATGCCTCGTGCGCCGCCTGGCAAGCGAGTGCGTGGCGCTCTTCCGCGTCGGCCGCGAGTTTGCATTCCGGGGTTGGGCATTCGTCGTCTAGGGCGGTCACTTCCCACACCTCTCTATTGCGGTAATGGCGTCTCGCACGCAAATGTCGGCCCCGTCGTCAGGGTTGTGGTGGAACTCGACTTCGGCGGTTTTGCGACCGTTGGCGTCGTAGCGTGTGGCGCGGTAGCGGTGTGATCCGGTTGGGTGGGTTTCGATGCGGGCGATGGTGAGGGTGCCGAGTTGGGTCCGGTTCGTGGTGAGAGTCGCGGTTAGCACTGGGTGCCGCCGTTCAGCCATGCAAGGATCGCGTCGGCGGCGTTGAGGAATAGTCCGCGCATCCACTCGCCCTCGCATTCCCAGCCTGCCCGTCGCTTTCGCTTGGACGTTGACTGGTCGTATAGCACCTTCGCAATCCCCTCCCGGTCGATGGACCCGAAGACGGCTTTGGTCTCCCGCAGGTACATGGCGCGTAACTTTTCGCGCATGTACTCAACCTGATGAGATTCGTGCGTCTCCCAAGCGCTCGGGTTGATCGCCTTCGCGCCCGCTTCGATTGGCGTGGTCATGACGTCACCTCATCGGCCACGGTCAGGTTGGCGGCTTCGAGCAGGACGTGGACCTTGGTGCCACGCTCGCGGGAGTCGATGACGACCCAAGCGCCGCGCGGGATATCGAAGGTGTCGGTGTACTTGGTGGCCCCTGTGTAGCCTGTGATGACGAACTCCGGCGCCCAGCACTCCACGTCGTAGGCGTAGTGCTCAGCGATCAGCCACGCCTTCACCTCGGCGGCATTTGAACCGTCTGGCAGGTAGAGCATCGCCCCAACGCTCGGGGTGTTGGTTGGGTCGCTCATGGCCGCATCACCGACGATGCGCAGATGAGGAACACGAGGGTGAGCGTCGAACAGATGACGCCGCCCGTCCAGTTGGCATAACGTCGCGTCTGGTCGTCCCAGAACAGTTTCTGCCATGCTTTCGCGTCGTCACTGGCGATGGGGTGCGGGTTGTGGTCCATGGCCCAGTTGTCGGCGTGGCGGGTGACCAGGAACGTGTGCGGGGCGTGGTAGTCGGGTGAGGTGGTCATGCGGCCCTCCTTCGTGGTTGACGGTTTGTCTCGCCGGCGTCGGAGAATGCGCCACCGTTTACGCCTTGAAGTGGTGGCACACCGTCGACGCGGACGCCTTGGGTGTGTGAGTTGCGGCGTAGTTGTGCCCACGTGTCGCTAAGTCCGTAGCGGCTCATGGTTTTCCGCATTGCGCCGGCGTTGTCCCATCCGACGTGGCTCATGGCGTCGGCAACCGTCACACCGGTTGCGGCCATGATCCGAAGCTCTTCGGCGATACGCGCGTTGAGGTTGACACCTTTGGTGCGGCGGCGCTCCGTGTCGAGGAGGCTTGACGCGACTGCGTGGCGTCGTCGTTGCTTCTGTGTGAGGCCACCTAGGACACCTTGAACGCTGAGGTCCGCGAGTGCGTAGGCGCGACATTGTTTGAGTACGGGGCACACTTTGCAGACGGCAATCGCGCCTGTTGGTTGCACGCCGTGTGGGGGGAAGAACATTTCGGTGTCTTGACCGACGCACGCACCGTCGAGCATCCAACGGTGTTCGTTGGTGAACGTGCCCGTGGTGGTCGTTTCCCGGCGCCGGTTTGTGCGGACGGTTACTTGGGCGTGAACCTGGATCATCGTGTGCCCTCGAATGCGCGTTCTAGTGGTTGGCAGTCTCTGCATGATTTGGGTGTGTTGGAGTGGCCGCGTATGACACGGACGCCACACCATTGGCAGGTGTATTTGTGTGTGTCGGGTTCGCGCGTTGGTGTGCGGGTGGCGATCATCACTCAACCCCCCGGTCGTATGCGGCGTCGCAGGTGCAGCGGTTGCCGTGGAGTCCGCAGATGCCGCAACGGTCGAGGTCGCACCACGACTCGTGTTCACCGAAACCGTGACAGTTGGCGCACTGGTCCGGGTCGCCGGGGAGTGTTAGGCCCTCTAGGCCCGCCATGCTGAGCACGGTTGACATGGAGACACTCGCCTCATGGTCGTAGGCGTGCGCGACCCAGATTTCGTAGGCCAGTTGCTCACGGCCCTCTTGGATGAGTGCGGCACGGGCACCGTCACCCGACCCGGCCAGTTCGTTTACTAGCGACTGGGGGGTCATGGGGTCCTCCGTGAGTTGCGCCCAGTCCAGCCCTCGTTGTTGATGTTGATGGCCCCACATGCGCACCGATCAACGGAGGTCGTGTACTTGATCCATCCGCTCGTTTGCGCCCTGCATCGGTGCAGCCTTCGCGGACGGGGCGCCTTGTGCCACGCAACGCCGTCGAGGTTCGTGATGAGGGTGCTGAGGTCCATTGACTCGTATTCCCTGACCCAAGCCCCACTCACTCCGCACCGCCCCGCGTCCATACGGTCACGAGTTCTTGCCCGTATCCGTCCGATGTGGCGATCTGCGTAAACCCATATTGCAGTGCGGTCTCAATCGCGACGGCTGAATAGGTGGCCCACAATGTCGGGTTGATGACAAACACGCGCTCACTCACTCCGCGCCGCCCTCGTCGAGGGGGGCCTGGGCGGTGGTGTCGAGCTCGAATACGCGGGCCTCGATCTGTGCCCGACGCTCAAGGCCGGAGACCTCCCACATGCGGTTCAGCATCGTCACGTCATTGGTTGCTGCAACACGTTCAGCGGACGGCTCAGGGAGGGGCTTCGAGGCCGCCGTCTTGACTGGCGCGGTCTCGGTCAGCGGTTGGACGGTGAACGGGTTTCGCTGCGTCTTCGATTCAGTGACGGTCGATTGCAGCGGTTCATCGATGTGTGACAGGTGGCTGATCTGAATCCCGCCAGCAGGCTTACCCGCCCACTTCACGGCGGGGTTTCGGAAGAGCGTCATCCGCTTGCCGACGTAGGCGTCTGACTCTGGCCCCCACGCTTGGGAGATGATGCGCCTCATGCCCTTGGATGGCTTGTACGGGTGACCGGGGCGCTCGACCAAGTGGATTGCCACGGGCTGTTCGCCGCCTTGGGTGACAACGGTGTGGTCAACGGTGACGGTGATCGGCCCGAGCATCAGGTCATCAGCGTTCAGTTGGTCAGATTTGGGGGCGAGTGTTTCTGAGATGTCCACGGCTATCGGATCTCCTCTGGGAAGTGGTTGATGTATTCGGTGACGGGCAGCCCCTCGACCGCCGTGTTGTAGGCGCGGATCATGCCGAGGATGTCGGCTTCGAGCACGACGGTTGCGGCGGCGATGACGTCGAACCATGCGTCGGACGCTTCGACCCGCCGAATCCAAGGCGGCATCCCGCCGCAGTAACTGATCAAGTCGCACCACTTGCGGCCGGACACGAACATGCCCGTCTGCATCTGCGCCATGTGCCCGTGCTCGATGGGTGCGCCGAGGATGCGGTCGAGCTGGATCTTCGGCTCGGCGGACTTGATTTCGATGAGCCCGTCATCGCCGACAACGCCGTCGGGTGAGTAGCCCAGGCGCGCGATGCCAACTTGGCGGTCGATGAATCCAACCTCGACGGCGGGTGCGTGCAACTCCGAGTAGAGGTTGCGCGCCAACGGCTCATCAGCATGTCCGCGCGCCATGGCGTCACTGGTGAACGTTGGTTCGATGCGTCCTGTGATGCGTTCCGATGCGAGCAACCGTGCGAGGGTGCGTGATGTTTCGTTGGCCGCTACCTTGAGCGTGGGTGTAACCAACTTGCCCATGACGGAAGCCGTGACAATGCCGCGACGGAGTTCGAACCACTCCACCGTGCCCTGCTCGATGTCAGCGCGAACGTTCACTTGTCGGCTCCTAGTGCGTCGGTGATTGCGCGGACGGTCGGGCAGGGGTACGGGCGGTGACATTCACCGCACACGCTGTCGGTGATGCTCAGGGTTGCAAGACGAACGTGCTTGTCCAGCACCGCGATCAGTGCCGCCGCCATGACCGGATTTGATGTGCGGGCGTCAGCGATGAAGGCGGCGTTTCGCTCGGCCTCACCCGGTTCGGCGGTTTGGGTGTTGGTGTTTGCGACGATGTAGTTTCCAGTTGGCGAGGCAAACACAATTCCCGGCTCGTGCGTGAAGCGCTTCCACGTTCCCGAGGTCGCCCCCTCAGCCAGTGCCAGCCGGGTGGTCAAGTAGTCGCGGGGGGTCATGAGGTTGCTCCTAAGTTTGGGGTTGACGTATATACATCGTGGGAGTAGTGTCGTATATACAACGAAGCCTTGGAGGGCACGACATGAACGCCACCGACACAATGACCAAGACGGACCGCCCCATGCAGTGGCGCGACACCCTCGCGAGTGGCGCAGTGCTCACGGTTGAGCGCAACGCGCTCGTTGACGAGTGGATGGTTTCCGTGTTCTCCGACCTGGGTCACCAGGTCATCGCAGATCCGGTCAGCCGCCCCGAGGCTGAGGCCGTGGCTGCGGCTCTCATCGCAGGCGGCACGATCCGTGAGGCACAGAAGGCGGGGCAGTCCGTTGTCGCGTGAGAACATGCGGGCGTTCCGCATCCCCGACGACGAGTGGCAAGAGGCGCTTGCCGTCGCCAGGTCCCGCGACGAGAAACTGTCCGCCGTCATCCGCGAGGCGTTGCGCAAGTACGTCATGCGACACACTCCGAAACCCTGAGACTGTCAAGCAACGCCGCGCCGATGTGCCGTGTGTACGCGGGCGGAATGCTCAGGAAGCATCCGCGCTCGGTGGCCCACGGGAGTCCGGTCAGGGCGCGTAGTACGTCGAGCGACGCGGGCACGTAGCCGCCCTTACGAACGGTGCGCGCTTCCACCTTGTCTCTGCGGGCGCCTCCGTAGGCGCCCGCAACCTGGACGGCCTTGGGGTGATTGCATGACGCGGGCGGGAAGATCGGCACCGACGACTCAAAGAGACGATGACGCTCCATGCGCAACGGGGTGCCGTCCACATCGATCACCGAGCCGGGCGTGTGGAACATCGACCAGCAGAGCATCGTGGGCGCTTCAAGTTCCGGTGCGGCGTCTGCCACGTTCTCGATGACGTAGGGCAGGCCGGACGCGATCAGTAGGTCGCGCGTGACCGCAATGAGCCGGTCGTAGCGCGTTAGGCGGTCAGGGATCGATGCGGTGCCGCGTGAGTATCCGGTGCAGGTTGGGCTCGCGTGGATTGCGTCGAAGTCCGCGAGCGTCAACCACTCAACAGTGCCGTCCTTGTGCGTGAAGTCAACCGCGCCGCCAGCGAGCAGCGTCGCCATAACCTCGACGACATCGCCTAGGTGTGACGGGTAAGGGTTCGCGGCAAGTCGCGCGGCATTGTTGTCCACCGCGTAGACCGCGAACCCCGCGAGCTCGTAACCGCAACCCGCGCCACCCTCGCCGGCGAACAGGTCGAGCAACCTCGGCCCGTTCACCTCCCGCCCCCTACCGCGTCAACAACGGCGGCGAGCATGAACCCGGCGGCGAGTGCGAGCACGGCGACCGTGACAATGGCGGTGGTTGCGGTGATGGTTAGTACGGGGCGGGTCATCGCACACCCACTGAGCGCATGAGGTCCTTGATGGCTTCACGGCGCGTCAGACTGCCCGTTCCGGCGGCGCTGTTCCATGATTTGTAGTCGATGCGGCGAGTGGCGTTCCAGTACCAACTCTCACCGGGCCACACGTCACCGATGTAGTCGCCGTCCACGGTGATCGCGTAAGCCCCGGTCGGGAGGCGATGGGCCTTGACCCCGCCCGGAAGATTGCTCATCGCGTCACCTCGATCATTGCTGCGAGCGCCGTGATGTACTCGCGCGCTTGGGGGGTGAGGTCCTCCACGATGTAGCAGTTCTGGCGCTCGACGTTGATGCGTTCCTGCCCGCGATTCATGGCGCGAGCGAGGCCGTTGAGCAATTCGGCCTGAACCTTCGAGTTGGCTTGGCCTACGTCGAAACCAATTGCGTCGGCCATGCGCTGGACTGCCGTGTAGTTGTCGGTCATCGGGTCACCTCGCGGCCTGCGGTGATGCAACTACTTGCGGGGATCAGCGAGCCGAATGGGTTGATGCGACGAAACATGACGTTGATTCCGCTACCGGCGACCGCCACCCAGTCGCCCGTGTGCCCGTCCACCGTCAACTCCCACAGCGACCCCGGCTCGGGCTTGTGCCAGGCTGGGGGTGGCGGGGTTTGGGTCGCGGCCCACGTGAGGAAGTCGTCACGAACGGCATCCGCAAAGCGCCAGAAGTCTCCGCCGCTCCACCCCTTAGTCCACTTGAGCGTTGGGAAGTCGTCGTGCTTGACCCAAACCAGGTCGCCGCGATACTCAGGCCCAACCGCCCACCGTCCCTTCCGCGCCTCGCTCCGGTCGTTCTTGGTCCAGGCCCAGGTGTCACGCTCGGCCGTGACCAGTGCGTGAATGGCATCGGCGTCGGACGCTCGCATGTCGGTGATGCTCTCTGCGCCAAAGGTGTTGACGACCAGCGCCTCTCTGTCGCGATTCAGGTAGTAGCCGATGCCGCCGTAGTCGAACGGCGACTCTCTCGTGTAGGCGGTCATGCGGTTCTCCTGTTTTCGGGTGTCTGGTCAAATCCGCACGTGGCATTGTGTGTAAGTGCTGTCACCCACGCGTTGTCACGGCTCGTGGCGATGATGGTTCCCAGCCCAGCGGTGACGACCCACGTGTCGTTGATGCGTCGTGCGTGGGCTCGCTGGGTGGGGTCAAGGACACGGCGGTCCATGTGGACCGGCTCCGGGTGCGTGCGACGGTCATGGTCCGCCATGATGCGCGCGACCTCGGCGTGATAGGTGGCGTTCGCGGATTCCAAGCCATCGACGTACTCGGCCATAATGTCGGCGACGGTTCTCGGCTGGCCGGTCATCGGGTCACGCCCTGAGACAGGACGGCCACGGGGCCGAAGCGCTTGACGAACTCAGCCCACTTGCACGGAGAGGTTCCCGTGACGCTGTCGACTGGGACCCATGTGCCGTAGGTGTTTCGAGTCCACGCAAACAGTGCATTGTCAAGCGCGACGGCATACTTGCCCTTCGGCTCTTCCGGTGCGGGCGGGGTGGTGGGCGTCCAGGCGATGATGTCGTTGCCAGACGGTGCGCTATCCTCCACGGCCTGATTCAGGTTGATGTGGAGTCCCTGGCCCGCGACGGAAATGGTCACGTAGTTGCCGGTGATAGACGGCCGGACCTCCGTTACCTCGCCCGCGACGTTCCTCCCAGACCGCATCGTGAACTCGCCCCATTGCCCCACGGTGGGAACATCTTGCGGCGTGAACTTCGGGGCGCGACGGTAGAGGGTCCAGGTTGGGTCGTCGTTCACTAGCGTGTAGTCGCTGGCGTCAGTGGCACATCCGCCACCGATGAGGTACACAACCCCCACGCGCACGGTCCCGCACGGGGACACGGACTTGATTTCGTCGCCCACCTTCACGTCGGCGAACTTGATCGGTTGCCACTTGGTCATGCGACACGCTCCAGGTTGGTGACGAGATAGACGGGCATGTCGCGCTGTCCGTTGCGCTGGGCAGTGTTGCCCGACTTGTCGGTGCGATCCAAGCGATCGAGCGCGCCACCTCTCGACAGTGCGGAGATCACGGGACCCACGCGCTGGGGATTGACCAGGCGCTTGATGTGCGGACGGATCGTGGCAGATGTGACCGTGCCATCCGGGCTCGCAAGGTACGCCTCGACAACAGCCGCACAGATGGCCTCACGGTCAAGAGCGGCAATGGGCGACGGGTCACCAGCGAGCGCGTGAACCGTGTCCCACGTCGAGGGCGCGTGGGTGCTCATGAGGTGGCCTTGAGTGCGGCCACCGTGGCGGTGACGACGTCTAGTACTTCTTCGCGCCATGAGTGCTGGATGAATGGCTTGAGTGATTCCCAGGGCATGTTGCGCATGGGGTGTTGGGGTCCGACGCCGGACCTGTTGCGCTCGTACTCACTCCGCGCCACGGACTCGACGATGGCTGTCAGGTCGATAGCGTCCAGGTCGAGGGCACTCATCGCCCGACCCCCCGAACCAACTCGGCCCCAGCGGCAAACCCGGCGCCGATCATGAGGACGATGCCCAGGAGACCGAGACCCGGCGCCCAAGGTGACACGAACGTGAGCACGATGCCCACGACCATCACGGCCTTGAGGGTTCGTTCGCGGCGGGTCATGATGCGACCCGGCTGAGGTTCGTCACGCGAAGTTCAGCGCCGAACGACTCCCAGCCCATGACGTCGCCACTGATCGGGTCAACGTAAAGGGCCACACCATCCGGCACCCGGACCGGCGACAGGCTCGCGGCGGTCACTTGGTGCCGCCTGTGGTGGTGAGGGGCAACTCAGGGAGCGGCTCATTGAGGGATGCCTGAATGCGCAACTCGCGACGTACCGCGCGGCGCTCGAGACCCAGGGCCTCATCGCCCGAGATTGGCAGCAGCCTCACGCCTGGTCCGCGATACAGGTAGCGCCAACCGAACACCGCGCACGGGTTCATCCCCGAGCGCCAGCGGTGAAAGAGGATGTTTGGTTGCCAGCCCTCTTGCAGGTTGCATCCCGTGCAGAGCATGCCGCGCAGGAGGCCGGTCTCGTGATCATGGTCTGGCACGAGTTGTCGCGCCCTGCCCGACTGGGGGCCACCGCAGATCCCGCAGCGACCGGCCTGCCAGACGTGGGCCTCGGTCTGGCCGTGACTCAGGTCGGGCGTCCCCATGTCGCGGGGAATTGGCCACGACATGAAGGCCGGGATGGTCATGACTCAGCGACCTTGGCGGCTGGTCGACGGTCGAGCCAGTCGCTCAGCGCTTCCGGGCGGACACGAATTGCGCCACCCTTTGCACCGATGCGGATGGCGTCAAGGTCGCCGTCACGGATGGCTTGGTAGACGGTCTCCGTAGATATCCCGACCGACTTGGCAACATCAGTGACGGTCATCGCGACCATTGCGCTGGTCACGATCGTGCCTCAGTGGCAGAATGAATCATGTCGTGTGTCCTTGTCTCTCTTAGCGGGTGGATCAGGTACCGGCATGGGGCGGGAGCGCACTCGTGGTAGGGGGTGCTCCCGCCCTTCTCTTTGACGGGCTAGCCGTCGAACAGCGTCGCCACGCTCACATTGAGCACGTCGGCGATGCGTTCCAGTTCAGACACAAGAAAGGACCCCGCGTCAGCCATGCGGCGACGAAGGGTCCTTCTCTTAATGCAGGCAGCGTCCGCGAGTGCAGCAAGGGTCATCCCTGCCGACTCTGCGAGCCGTGCGATGGTCTCCGCAATGCGGCCGACCGTTGGCGGTGGTGTGTCCATGTGGATAGTCTTCCCCTAAGTAGACAGTCTTGTCAAGCACCAAAACGCGAATGCTTGTCTATGTAGGCAATCTGCGTCTAACATGGGTCGCATGTCAGGTAGAAACTCGCGCGCTGTTACGCCCCTTATGGAGGCGCTCGCGCTCACGGTCAAGCAGAAGCTCGAAACTATGGGGCTCCGGCATCAGCGCGAACAGGCAGACCGGATCGGGATTCCAGACACGACGTACGGGAAGATGCTCAACGGCACATCCGTCGTCGACGCCCAGCAAGTAGAGGACTTCGCTGTTGCTGTCGGGATGACGGCGGGCGATTTAATGCGGGACGCCACTGTCCTCCGCGACAATCCGACCTTCAAACCCCGCGCAAAGCGTCCCCTCCCGTAGTTAGTGCTTCAGGTCTACACCGGGCGTCAGACATCTCCTTGTGATGTGAAGAACTACCCATTGCGGCCCCTCTTGGCTGTCACGTAGGCTGTCATGCGATGGTCGTCGGCCGCCGAATCGGCGGTTTTGAACGGTAGGCCAGGTGGGGCTTGAACCCACGACCGACGGATTATGAGTCCGTCGCAAACCCCAAAAGGCAGGCGGGCCAACCGCATAGTGGCTGGTATTTGCACAACCTGTTTGTCTATGTAGGTTTCCATTTGACAGTAGGATAGGCTGTCACATAGGCTGTCAACAGAAAGGAGGTGCGCTATGATTGGTAGCAACAGGGCCGAAGTCGTCAGAGGTCCACCATGATCCACGTGAGGTGTGTCCAATGAGTGAAGCCCGCAGGCCCAAAGGAACGGGCGGCGTGTACCAACGGACACGAGACGGACGATGGGTTGCATCCGTCCAACTCCCTGCTGGGGGAGACGGAAAACGCAAACGCAAAGAACTCACTGGCAAGACCAAGGCTGAGGCCGAGGCAAAGAAGAAAGCCTTCGATCGGGAACTGGCGCGGCACGGGTACAACCCCGGCGCCGCACTCCGAACCGGAGACTGGCTGACCCAGTGGCTCGCGACAACGGCGTCAGCGGGCGACCTGGCCCCCCGAACCATCGACGGGTATCGCGGATACGTCGACCGGTACATCAGCCCCTCAGTCGGGCGCATCGTCCTGGGCAAATTGACACCCTCGCACATCGACAGGCTCATGCTCTGGATGCAAGGCGAGAAGGGCCTCTCCCCCACCACGGCGCTCCAAGCACTCAACATCCTCAAGGCCGCCCTCAAAGACGCCGAGCGTCGAGGGCTCATAGATAGGAACCCCGCCACGTTAATCCGAGCCCCCAAGAAGGCATACCACGAAGCCGACGTGCTCACGCTCGAGCAGGCCGTGGCGGTGCTGCGCTGGGCTTGGGACCAAGACGCGGTGACGTCGGCCCGGATCTCGCTCGCGCTTCTTACCGGGATGCGGCAATCTGAGGTACTGGGGCTCACCCGTCAACACGTGGATCTCGCCGCCGGTGTCCTCGAGGTCAAGTGGCAGTTGCAGTCGCTCAAGACCGAGCCGCCCAAGTCGCGCCCGAGCCGCCATGTCGGCGGTTCGTTCTGGCTCACTCAGCCCAAGTCAAAGGCGGGCGCTCGCATGGTGCCGATCGTCGACCCCCTGCGCGTGGCTCTCGCGCGACGCCTGGCCGAAATGTCAGAGGACCCGTGGGGCTTCGTCGTCACGGCACCTCGAGGCGGCCACTCCGAAGCGACGCGCGACAACGGCGTGTGGAGCGATGCGCTCGCCGCCGCCAAGGTCCCCGTCGTCAAGCTTCACGAAGCACGGCACACGGTGGCGACCCTGCTGCGTGCGGCCGGCGTCGATGGTGACGTTGTTCAATCTGTCATGGGGCATTCGTCAGTTCTCATGACGAAGCACTACCAGCACTTGATTGATGGCGAGGGCGCGCGCGAGATGGGAAAGTTCGGTCGACTGATCGAGGGAACCCCCATCCCCCGAGTTGACATCGTGAGTAGCGTGAACTCATCGACTATCACGGAGGAATCATGAAGCGCGTCCTGACCACGGCTACTATGGCGACCATTGCCGCCCTGATGCTTGCCGGTTGCACCACCGAGGCGCCGGTGACGATTACCGAAACGGCAATGGTCACTACGCAGGTAGTCACACCCGATGCCGCGCTTACCCCCGAACTCGCGGACGCACTGTTCTTGCAGGTCGTGAAGGACGCCGAGCCTGCTGCAGCCGAACTCACGGACGCTGACATGATCAACCTGGCGCACGCAATGTGCGTCGCGTTGGATGATGGGGCAGATGTTGAGACCGTCGTCATCGTGGCCCTCAATAGCGGCATCGACATGGATCTTGCGGCCACGATCAACGGTGCCGGGATTGCCGCATACTGCCCCGAGTACACGGACCTGTTGCAATAATCACCACCGCGACACGTAGGCGGAACGAATCGCGTGACTATGAGCTCTCGGCAATCCCGCTAGCCATTGCCCTCCCCCCTTGACATCACACCGCACGGGTGTATCGTGGAGACATGAGGCCGGGGGTTCCGGTCGGGAGAGGGAAGTATGAGCGGCAAGTACGGGGTCCTATTCCAAGACTCAGAGGGCAACTACGAGGTCGTCGTCGTCGCATCTCAGGATGCAGCCACCGCGCTTCGGGACCGCATGGACGAGCGCGGCGTCGAGTCCTACGGCACGGTGCGCGTCGTGACCGAGAAGGCGGTGACCAAGTGACCGCCCCAACCATGTCCGACATTCACGCAATGGTCACGTCGGGTGAGTGGTCGCTTGATGACCTGCAAGCCGCAATGCCGCACCTGACATATGACGAGGTGGCCGAACAGTACGCGGCGATCATGGAGAGTGCCTCATGACCGCCCCGTCGAGTGAGGCCGTCGAGGCGGCGGCGCGAGTCTTGTGGCTAGCCGACAATCCTGGGCGCTTTGGTGCTGAGCGCGAATGGGACAACCTGACCATGATCCCGCCCGTCTACGAGTCGTATCGGGGGATGGCTCGCGCCCTCCTCGACTCTTCCTGGCGGACCGAGCATGACGCCGAGGTGAGGGCTGACGCGTGGGACGAGGGCTGGTTCGACCGCGCCTCCTATGACCAGACGCCCGATGTTGCCGAGCCGACTCCGCACAACCCCTACCGCGCAGGGGCCACCTCATGACCGCCCCGAGTGAGTACGTGCCGAGCACGGATGAGGTGCGGCGGGTTATGGCCGTCATCGACTCAATCGAGAACTCGACCGGGCCGGATCTCTATCCGGGTGAGCGCGAACGCATCGCCCGCGCCATCTTGTCGTCCCCCTGGCTTGCCGAGCATGACGCCGGAGTAGAGGAGCGCGAACGCATGAGGCTCCGAGGGCTAGCCAGGACCACTCCGTACTCGGTTGCAGACCTTATCGAGATGGCATCTGCTGAGGCGTCACTTGCCCAATACGTCAAGTCGCGGCCGACCTCATGACCACCCCCGAGCATTTCCTGTCCCGTGCCGAGTTTGCCGACGCGATCAACGTCAAGCCGCACACCCTCGCGCGCTACAAACTGCCGCCCGAGGACGCGACCATTGGCAAGGTGCGCGGGTGGCGACGGGCGACCGTTGACGCTTGGCACGCAGCACGACCTGGGCAGGGTGCGCGGGTTGACCTGGACAAGACGCGCGACCCGTAGGCCCCGTTACCAAACCGTGACCTTTCCCGTGTTGCGCCATCACTCACTGAATGTATGATGGAGTTACAAGCAAGGGAGAGGAAGCCATGAACATCATCGACAGCCTGATCGAAGCCCCCACCGACGCAGACACGATCCGCAAGTTCCACGCGGCAGTCACCCTCGGTCGCCTCACTGAGAAGCAGGTCGCGTTCGGCAAGGCGATCATCGCCAGACCCGCCATCGTGGCCGCTGAGACCGCCAGGCGTCAGGCCGCATCGTATGAAGCGATTCGCGCCACCGCGACGCCGGAAGCAATCGAAGCCCGCAAGGCGGTGGTCGCCGCGAAGTCCGCACCCAAGCCCCAGTCCGCGCGCCAGGCCAAGATCGCCGCCGAGTACGCCGAGTGGGTCGCCGCAGGAAGGCCCGCAAAGTGAGCGCCGAACTTGCCACCCAGTACCCACACCTGACCGCCGTCATCGCGCCGCACGTCAAGGACTGGGGCAACATGTCGCCGGACGAGCACGACGCCTGGATCATCGAAGCGCTCGCGAACCTGGACGATGGTCGCGATGACATCGAGGTCGCGGCAAGGTTCAGCGTCACGGGCCACCCGGTCACGCCGGACCTGACGCGCGCGATTCTGGCCGAAGTTGCCGACGCCGCACAGGCAGTCAAGGCCGCCGAACGGAATCTGACGCGCATCGTCGCCACAGCCGCACGCGCACTCCCTGTCGCCAACGTGGCCGACGCGGCAGGCGTCACCCGTCAGACCGTGTACCGGTGGCGCGACGACGCTTAGACGACGAAAAAACCCGGCCCGTCCAACCCTTTGTGAGGGTGAACGGGCCGGGCTTCGTTGTCGCACGGGAGGGGGCGCGCGACGGTCATCCCACAATGGTTGGCGGGTGCCAACAAAAGTGGGCGACGGTTAGGGGGCGATGAAGTGTTGCTCGGTGCCGTCCGGGAGTGTCACACGGGTCATGCGCTCGTCGGTGACGTCGGACACGTAGACGGTGGGGACGGGGGTCGTCTCGGGCAGTCCGGCGAGGGACGTGAGCAGCGACACGACGGCGGCGAGGACTGCGACCGATGCGACACTTTGCCAGTTCACGTCGAGCACGCCGAGTGCGCCCGTGCCGATGAGTGCGGCGGCGGTCTGGGCGAACGTCTTGAGCGCTCGAATGCCAGCCGCTTTGAGCCAGGTGGTGTTCATGGTTCCTCCTTGTGTTGGGTGACACATCTGTTGCGCTACTGCAACGCTTGTGTCAGTCGTGGTTGACTTTCCGGAATGTCAAGCCGGGTTGACTCTCAGCACCCGCTCATGGTCGAGGCCGGTGTGGTCTGCGATCACGGCTGTCCAGATGCCAGGGTGTGACCATTCGCCCGTCGCGTTCGTGAACCATGACGAGCCGCCGTCCATTGCGGGCATCTGAATGTGGACACGTTGCCTGTCGCCAATGTTGCCTAGTGGCACGTTGCGATAGTGGTGATAATGCGCTGAGCAGACGATGGACGCTCGTGCGATGGGTGAATCACCGACGACTTGGCCGGCGAACCATTTGGGGAACGATGCGGGGCCAGCAGTGCCAACGTGCCCGTGTGTCAGGGCCAGTACGTCGTCACGGACTTGCACAGCGACGGACACTTCCCAATCACTCGGGAGGATGAACTCGACGTGCGCCCAACGATCCGACATGGCGAGCGATGACGCGACGACCTTGACGACAGCGAGCCCATAGTCGTCGCCCGGTTTGCCGAGGTTGTCCTTGCCGTTGCGCCAAGCCCCATGATTTGAAGGGCAGGCGAGGACGCGTACTCGGGTGAATCGTGCGGCGATGCGGGTGATTGCTTCGGTGAGGTAGGCGTGCGCGGTGGTGAGTTGTGATGGGTGCGATGAGTCGTTCGTAAACAGTTGTGACCCTGTGTTCTCAAAACCCTCCATCATGTCCCCGCCAAGGAGGATCACCGCGTCCTCGCAAGGGCGCGCTTTCATCTCCGCGTCGAGCTCGCCAAGCATGACGCCCAGCCGCTCAAAGAATGCTTCGGTGCCACCGTGACGGTCCACTTTGCCCAATTGCTCATCGGACAGGCCGATCAACCGTGTCCGACTTGCGACCACATCTGTCGGCTTCGGCGGCTTGCGTGCCGCGTTGCCGCGCGCGATCTTCACCAGTGCCGCGATGTCTACTGTTCCGTTTTCTGTGGAACGGTCCACTATGCGGAACGTCAGGTGCTTGTTCTCGACGGCGCCCATGGTCCATGTGCGGACACCCGTAAGGATTACTTCCCTGTTGGCCGGAACCGCCATGCCCGTTTGCGTGAAGATATGTTCACGCCAAGCGGTCTCATCCTCGGGAATCTCGGACGGCTTAACAACGATTGATGCGGTGCCCTTGTCAAGGTCGAGTGATGCACCGGACTGGAACCCGCGCGGCACACCTCGACGCATCGGCGGGCCGGTAGTCACCGCACCCGCCAGGTCACCCACAGTTCTTGCACTCACCCTTACGGTGCCGCGCTACCGTGGAGGCCGCAACGTCAAGGCCGATGCCACGGAATGCGCGGTGGAGTGATGCGCTCTGCCAGTCTGGCGATGCCATCATGGTGAGTGCTTCCCCCCGCGTTTCAGGGTCGAGTGTTGCAAGCCACGCGCCAACCGCACACGGCTGCCCAATCCTGACGGACACCTGTCCGGCGCTCAATACTGATGCCAACTTGCCCATGCTCGTTCCCTCCGAACGGTTGGTGCTTACCGTGTTGCGTTGATTGCCGCGACGAGCACACTTGTTGCCGCGATGATGAGCCCAAGCAGTGTCGCGGCGACACCCCAAAACTTCATGGGTGTTACCGCGTTGTTGGCTGTCGCGCGCACTTTCGCAATCTCGTCGCCGTGGTGCCGGATGCGCACCTCGTGGTCGGCCATGACGACCTCCATGCGATGCACGTCCTCGGTGCGCGCCCTGCCTGCTGCTTCGACGGCCTCAATGAGTCCGTCGATCTTTCCCTCAAGGCCAACGAAGCGTGCGCTCATCGCCCCCTCAACTTTCGCTAGTGCTAGTTCCACCGCGTCTGCTGTGGTTGCCACGGGTCACGGCCTCTTGAGCCAGGCGATCACCTTGGCGGCGATGCTGTCCGAGCTGTCGACTGGTGCGGGCATTGCCTTGGCGATGTCTGCCGCCAGGGCCTTCGTGTCAAAGCCGGGAATCTTGGCGAGTGCGGCAAGGATCGCGTCAGCCTTCGCGTTGGCTTGGATCGCGTTCGTTTTCGCGTCGGCGAGTTCCTGAATGGCAGGAACAGCCACACCGTTCCTGTTGACCGTTGCGAGGCTCCACACGCTCTTGACGGTGGCGTTCTGGCCTCGGTCGGTTTCGAGGACGACGCGGAGTGCGTCTTGGATCTCTTCGGCGGTCATGTCGTCTCCTATGTAGGTTGGTGTGACGCCTGAGTGCTCCCAGTGCCACGGCTCAAAGGTCGATGAGTTTTTGGCCCAGGCGGGGTTGACGAAACCGAACGTTGCACCGTTGGCACGCATCCAGGTTTGTTGTGGGGCGGCCAGGTCGAGCGCGGTCCCGGTGCCGTGGTTCGACGTTCCGGGGACGGCCACGGAGACGGTGTAACCCGTGCGACGCCAGTAGTACACGCCATTCCAGCGACGACGGTCGAACTTCGCGGATGCAAAATAGTTCGCCGTGTAGTTCTCCCGGAATAGCGCGGCCTGGTCGGCGTCGGACCTGTAGGCCGCATTGATGCCACCGGGGGGCATTCCTGCGGCGATGGCACGGAAGTAGTCGAGTGCGGTGGCGTGCTCAAGTTGGAACCCGCCACTGATTCCAGTAAGGGCCATCGTCTACGCCGGGTCGTACAGGAACGAACCCTGCATGACTGACCCCGCCGCGAAGGTGATTGGCAAGGTCGTGGTGGGGTAGTCAAGTGCGGTTGCACCGCCAGATCCGGTGTCCCGACCAAGAATCACCGTCGTGGTGGATGTCCCAAAAGAGAGCACCCAGCCTGTCGCGATAATCCCGCCGGCGGTGGCATACGTGATGTTGCCCTCATAAAACGAGTACCCGATGGGCGTGACCGGGGTGACGGGCGGGTAGGTGAACTTGGGTGTCGTCGGGAACGTGGCGCCCGTTGTCCCAAATACGAAGTTGAACCTGACGCGCACGCGGCCTTGCTCGAAGCGGTACTTGGTGTCACTGAGCGCCGATCCGCCTGTGCCGATAACAAAGCCCGTCAGTGTGGCAGTGTAGGTAAGCCAGTCCGACTCCCAGCCCTTCCAGGCGGCGCCGTTGTACCGGTACGTTACGCCCGTGTCAACCTGGTACGCCTTGTCGCCGGTCACCATGCCTGTGATTGCTGCGAGGGCGGCGGCGTTGGCTGGGCGTGCTGCACCACCGAACGCCTTCCACCCGGTGCCGTCGTTGTATTCGAAGCTCGCGGCGTCCTTGCGCCACACGATCAGGGGTGCGTCGGTGGTGCCGGGGTAGGCGGTCTGCATCGCGTCACGCTCGGTCGTGGTGCGCACAGGGACGATGCCACCCGCTGCGACTGCGGTGGGTGCGACCCACGACACGGTGGGTGAGCCGCCACCGGATGCGGGCACGTTGATGTAGGCGATAGCCATTTCGCGCGTGGTGGTGGCGGCGGGTGGTAGTCCCGTGCCCGCGCTCGGGTTGGCCTTGTACACCACGAACGCGCCAGGGGTGCCGGTGCCGTCTTCGTCGGGGTCGTCAATGCGAATCGTCACCAGGTCCACGCGGGCCAGGGTGGCGTGTGCGGCGGCGACAGTGAACGTCTCGTTCGCTGTGACCGCGTACCAGTAGCCGCCAGCCTCAGCCGACGTTTGCACGTCCATGACACCCGCGTGGGGCTTGACGGTGCCAGCGAATGCCACGAGCGACACGGTGGTGACGGGTGTGCCGTAGCGGACACCTGAACGCGCACCGAGTGGTCGTGCGGCGGTCGCACCGAACAGGGGAAGCGACATGGCGCCACGGGTCGCACGCGCCGTGTTGCTGAGCGCACGAATGGGGTAGACGTGAAGTGTCATGAGGGCTCCCTCTGTTCATTTGATGTGTGACGAGATTCGCGTTGACGCCGAGCGCCTGCAGGACTAAGTTGACGACATGGGGATAATTGAGATGGCGATACTTCCAACCGACATCGCTCTGTACGTCGATCCGGTAACCGGAAGGGTGATGGTCTGGGAGGCTTACGGGCCTGCGATCCGCGTCACCGAGATGGGTTCGTTCTAGAACTTGTAGTGCTTGATGATGTACGGCAGGGCGATGTACGGCTGCAGGTTGTTGTGCGCGCCATCGCCGCCCGTGTTTTGGTTGGTAGCGGTAGCGGAGCCCGTGGTCCTTGAGGCGTCATACTGGTTCTGCATAGCGTCCTCTGCTACGCCCGTGCCGTTGCTGATAAACCCGTTGTTTCCAGCCTGGTCGCTATATCCGTGGCTGTGCGAGTTTTGGGTGTGCGTGTGGGAGGGCATTTCCCCTGCCGACAGCGTGTGAGTCTTCGCTCCGCCAATCTCACCACGCACATCAAACTCGGCCTGTGCGCCGTCGATCCCAACAGGAATCCGGCCCTTGAGGTTCGGCACGTTAAACGTCGTCGAACCATCACCCGCGCCGTACTGGGTGCCAATGACGTCGAACAGGTCCGAGTAAGTGGCGCGCGATACCGCCGCACCGTCTGACATGAGCCAACCGGACGGGGCCACCGAACCCGCGTAAGGAATCACCGAGGCGATAGGAAACCGTGCCGTGATCTCATTCACGATGCCAGTCACCGACTGTGCGACCGAGGGCATCATTTCGCGTTGCCACTGCTCGATCGATTCAAGCCTACGAACCATCGCGTCGATGGCGCCCGGCTGAATGGGTGTTACGTCTGATCCGGCCATTAGTCGATCTCCAACTCTGCAAGCATCGGCGTTACCGTGGGCGAACCGCCAAGAGTGCGCTTCCAACCCACAACACGACCGCGACCCTTGAGCCCGCCCGGGTAGGCGCGCATCGGATGTGCGACACCACCAACCTCGAAGCCGCGCACGTCCCCCAGTTGGAAGTCGATACCAGGACGCGACGTAGAGCCAGGCTTGAGGGTCATCTCCAAAGTGCGGGTGCCGTAACCGACCTGCGCCAAAATGCGGGCCGCGTGCGCGTCCAATGTGGCCGTGTTGGTAATCGACGTGGACGGTGTGGGGCGCACCTCGACCTTGGGCCGCGAGTCGCCCACGATAACCGCATGGGCTGACTGTGGACGGATGTCGTTCGTCGCCGTCGAAACCGCCATCACATCATTCGCGCCACTGCCATCAGAAAAGTCGACGACATAGGACACATCAGTCGCGTCACCCGGAAGCGACCACGTCGCATCAGGGTCAAGCCCCGCCATCGGACCAGAACCCAAACGGTCCGACACCTTAAGCACCGGCACATAGCGACTACGCCCAGACGTGACAACCGACGCCCAGCCCACCGTCCACTCGGGGCCGTTCTCCACGCCCGAGAGCTCAGTCATGACCGAGTACAGCGTCTTGTCGTTGATGTCCTTGTACTCACGGTCACGCGTGAATGCTGAGGCCGTCACGGCGAACTGGAACGGCAACCCCAACGTCTGCCCATACGCCGTGACAAGGCTCTGCACAATCGAACACTGGTCGACGCTCGTGTAGGTCACGTCGCCCACAAAGCGGCGCCGCAAGTAAGACTCAACCGTGCCCAGGGTCAGCGCCACCGAGTCTGTGGTGCCGCGCGTCTGGGTGCCAATCAGCCCGCCCCACGTCGGCACATCATCCTCAAGCAGCACCAGGTACGCGCCACCGGGCGTCGTCGCAAGTTCCCACTCAGGGTTCGTGTCATCCGTCAACGGCAACACCGCTGACGCCGTCGCATAGCCCATTAGGACCTGCTCAATGGTGCCCACGTTCAGCGCTGGAAGGTCAGCAATCACCTCACCCGTCAACGCCGAACACGCAACCCAACTCATTGCCATGCTGGGTCCGCCTCCACCAGTAGCGTGCCAACGCCAGACTGTGCCGTAAACGCCCACTCATTCGCGCCAGGCTCAAACCATGACCAGCCACGACCAGTCACCCAGCCGTTACGAGCCGCCGTCCCGTTCTCGAGAACCGTCTGAGCGCGCATGTCAACGTCAATCCAGTTACCCGCCGGAATCGTGAGCGTCGTCGCAAACTCAAGAACACGACCCGACGCAATATGCGTCACCTTCGGACCCGTCAGACCGCCCACACCCGCCGTGATCCGCAAACGCACCGGACCCTCAATGTTGCCCGGATTCGTGAGCGCCACACGGCCCGAAGACACCGTCTCCGAGAACGTGAAGTCGGGGTTAAAAGTGAACGGGAACGTCATACCGCCCACCGTCGACGGGAGACCAGTTGAGCCCGAAACTGTGGCGCCATACTTGCGAGGGTCCAGGGCAATTACCTGCGCCGACCACTTGGCGATCCTTGGCGACAGCCACTGTGTCAGCACGGCGCCGTCGCGCCTCACCATCATGTGACGAGCGACGCCGCCTTCGTTGACAATCAGCGGGACGTCGGACTTTGCGAACGCGCCAATGAGCGCGTCCACCTTGACAGACAGCGACTCGATAGACGCGCCGTGGACGTTACCGCCCAGGGACAGCGAGCGCGGCCCATTGAACGACTCGCCCGCCCATCCGCCGTCGCTGTTGCTGTTGTTAACAGCCTCAACGTTGGTGTGCGGAGACCCCCAACCGGCGAACGACTCAAGGGACAGGCGCGAACCGTCATCATTCTTGACGTTCAGCATCAGACCATTGATGGAGACGGTGAGGTCGCCCAGGTTGGTGGTCATCAGGCTTGCGCCATTGCGAGGTAGCGAAGCACTTCTTGCGCGACGGCCTCTGTGGTGCTGGCCGTGGTGATGTTCTGAACCACGTTCAGGCCGCCCCCCCTGGTTGAAACACTCGGCATCATCTGAGACATTGGCGCCGACAGGAACGCAGGCGAACCAGTAACTGGGCCACCGTCAGCGAGGCCACGTGCGGCGACAGTGCGCCATACGCTCTGAGCGTCGCGGCGGTTGACGGCCTCCATGAAACTGTCGCCCCAGTAGTCGACCGCCGCATTCGACTGCATGAACTCGCCAGCGGTTGCCATGATCGGAATGTTGTCGGCGCGCGGGTGAGGGGATGAGCCTGGGATGGTGCCACCGTCAGCGCGCGTTTGACCGCCCGACCACGATGTTGCAACGCGCGGTTGCACGCCGAGGGTAAAGATCCCCGACGTCCACGACTTCATCTGAGAGTTGGCGAACGAGAAGTCAACGTTAGGCGTGATGACCGGGTGGCGGTATGCCTCGACCTGGCTCACGAGGTTCATGACTGCTTCGGTGCCCTTTTCGCCCCACAGCGTGACGACCTTCGCGAACTCAACGTCCGTCATCGAGCGCAATAGGTCCACCTGAGCCGCGCCCTCGGGACCGAGATTTATCAGTTCGTCGATCATGGCGTTGCCCGCGTCGCGCATGTCTCCGGTCATGCCAAGGTTGACGCGCTTAGTGATGTCAAGCATGTTGGTTTCCCAATTTGTTTGCGCGTCCACCTGGGCTTGCAACTGTGCGATGTAGTCGGTCGAGCTCACCGAAACACCGTCGTAGTACGTCTGCCACGAATCGTCGGCGGACTCGGTAGCGTCGGCAGTCGACTGTGCAAGGGCCGTGTTCTGCGCAATGGCCGAGTCGTAGGCGCCCACAATGTCAAGGAACGCCGCATCTGCGTTTGCCGCCGACTCACGCCACTTATCGAGCGCCTCCTGCGTGAGACCCGTCTGCGTGGCAAGGGCTTCCGTCTCGGTAGTGAGGCCACCCGTTGCGTCGGCAGTGAGGGTGGTTGCGTTCTCCGTACCCGCCAAAGCGTCCGCATAGGCTGGCATGAGCCCTAACAGGTGATCGGTCGTAGCGCCAGTCTCTGCCTGGATAGCGTTGAACTTCTCTGCCGCCAAGCCGGGGTTCGACGCATAGATGGAGGCCAACGACTGCCCCATTTTGTCGAACTCAGTACGCGCCGCCGTAACGCCTGTCATCTTTGCGGGAATCCCGAACGTGATGCCGTTCAGGAACTTGTCAACCCCCCCTGCCGCGCCGTATGTCGCACCCTCCACCATCTTGAATGCCTTGGCCATATCCCAGGTCCAAGGGAAGTCGACGGTGTTCGCAGCGTCGGACATGGCCAAGAGCTTCTTGGTTGTCTCTGCGATGGTGTCGTTGTTCGTGAGTGCCGCATCGATACCAGCCGCTGCGGCCCCTAGGACTACGAGCGCGACTGTGGCAATGCCTGCCGCCTTGCCGACTTTTCCGATCCCGGATGCGGCCCCCGCCGACACGGTTCCAGTGCCACCGAACGCGCGGGTCACGTCCATGATGCGGGGGAACAGGGTCAGGAATGCCCCTGCCGCGAGAGCCGTTACACCCACCACGCCCGTGAGTCCCGTCAGGGTCTTACGCACAGGATCGGGCAGGTCCGCAAACCAACCGGCCACGTCGGCAACAGCGCCCGCGAGTTGCGCGAGCATCGGCAACAGGTCCTCGCCAATGGTGATCGCGGCGTCGTTGAGCGCGTTGCGCGCCATCGCGACCTTGGCCTCGGTCGTGTCGTAACGCTTCTCAGCCTCAGCGACCAGCGCCGTGTTGTCGGCCCACGCCTCGTTGCCCAACTTGAGCGAGTCGCGGAGCATTGTGCCAGCGCCCGCCATGCTCAGCAGTGCGCGGGTCACGCGAACGTCTGTCTGGCCCAGGCCGTCCAGCGTGGTGAGCACGTCGCCACCCGTGGCGTTCATGCGCCCCAGGCCCTCAGTGATGAGCACCAGCGCCTCAGCGGGTTCGGCCTTCCACTTCTTGCCAAACTCGTCAGCGGACAGGCCCGCAACCTTTGCCCAACCTGCGAGGTCATCGCCACCCTTGGACACCGACTTTGAAATGTCGATCATCACGTTGGAGATCGCCGAACCGCCAGCCTCAACCTCAATACCAACCGAGGCGAGCGCGTTCGCCAGGCCGAGCACGTCGGACTCAGACAGGCCGATGATCTTGCCCGCACCGGAGATCCGCTGTGCCATCTGCACAATGTCGCGCTCAGTCGATGCGCCATTGTTGCCCAGCGCCACAAGCGCCGAGCCAAGGTTGTCGACATCGGCGGCGGACGTCTGCATGACGTTCATCAGTTGCGCGATAGATGTTGCCGCTTCGTCAGCGGTCAGGTTCGTTGTCTCGCCAAGGTTCACCATGACCTCGGTGAACGCGGCAACGCTCTTCGTCTTGACGCCCAACTGTCCAGCCGCCTCGGCAACCCCCGCGATCTCCTTCGCCGTGGCGGGCATACGCAAAGCCATTGCGCGCAGGTCATCCTCGAGTTGCGCCAGTTCGTCATGCGAACCGTTGACCGTCTTGAGGACACCCGTCCAGGCCGACTCCCAATCCATCGCCGCCTTGGCAGACAACCCAAGCGCCGCAACACCAGCCGCACCAAACAGGGTCAGCGAACGACCCGCACGGTCCCAACCCTCACGGTGCATCTCAGCAGAACGCACCATGCGACCCGAGGTGGTCTCAATGGCCTTACCGTTACGGTCGAACCCGGCGCCCAACTTGTCGGTCGACTTCGCGGCCTCGTCCATCGCGCGCTTGAAATCTGCAATTTCCGCACGAAGCTTTACCGATACGGTTCTGGAACTAGTCACGCGCGGACCTCCAGAATCTTGTTCGATTTGCGAATATTGCAGCCGTTATGCGCCGCTTGCGCGTTTTCGATTGAGTGGGCGCCACCGCGCGATATTGGGAACACGTGGTCAAGGACGGCGCTCATTAGGTGCGGCCATGGCAAGGACTTGTCAATGGGGTCGTGGCATATGCCGCAAATCCATCCGTCGCGCTCGAATACGTCGTGGCGCCTAAATGGCGTTGTTGCTGCGGCGCGCTCTCGCGCTCGCCGTGCGGTAACGTGCTTCCAGTTCGCCTTGTGCCTGAATGACTCAAAGCACTCGCGTGAGCAGTATGTGTACCGCTTACCGTTGCCGCGAAATGGCGTCCTACATGCCGGGCAAACCAGGTCTCGGTCCAGTTTTGGGGGCGTTGGGACAAGCACGAGCCGTACGCGCTTTCTCCGTGCGAGACAGTCTTTGCAGGGGCCGCCCTGATTTGGCGTAAATGCGCTCAGGGTTTTGTCCTGTCCGCAAGCGAGGCATATCCGGCACCCGTTGACCACCTCGCCTGGCACTCGAAAAGTGGGCGACCCGTGTCGCTGCCACCGCGTCCAGTGAGCGCTACACCAACCACGGGCGACGGTCGGTTTGGCGCAGTCATCAACGGTGCACACTGCGGGCCAGCGCGGAGCCACGCGATCTAGGGTGGGGTCGCCATGTCTGCGCCACCGCTTGTAGTGCATCCCGCACATACCGCGCCCGTACGGCGGTGTCAGCGAGCGCTCGCACCCTTCGACGGAGCACTCGCGTTCAGTCATGGCGCGCGCCTCCGTCGGGGTTTACTGTTCGTCGGCGGGGTCTCCCACCGTCGGCTTGGGGTCGTTGCGCGTGTACCTGACGCCGTAACGCAGGCCCGGCTCAGGGTCCTTGTTTTCCTTCTGTGCCCGCTCGATGGCCGCCTGTGCGTGATCCGTGACGGGCACCGCATCAAACCAGCCGTCGTTGTCCGGGTCTAGGGCGATCTCGGCGGGGATGCCGTGCGGCATGAGGCCCGCCTCGTAAGCCAGCAGCCCCTCAGCTAAACCCCTGTCGCGTGCATCCCACTCGCGCGTGACATTCGGAAGCGACAGGTACACCGAGGGGCGCACCTGCCACGCCCGTGCCGCCTTAAGCGCTCGAACTAAGAGAGGCCGCTCACCGAGTGCTCGCGCAATTTTGGGCCGGGCATCTGCACCTTCCCAGAGCCCGCCTCTTCGAGTGCCGCAAAGAGCATGTCGATCCGCTCGGGACCATACTCACGCGAACGGATCGCGCGCAGTTGGTCAACGCTCACGGACGCCTTCGAACCCTTGGCGGTCTCGACCTTCACGACGGCGGTCGCGATACGGTGCAAGTTGCGATCCAGCGTCACGGTGCGCAGCGCGTCGCGCCACTCGTTGCGGTCCTTGTCCCACTTAGCCTTAGCCGCCGCAGGTGCCGCCTTAGGAAGCATCTGCGGGGGGCTCGGGTCAACGAACCGGTGCGCAAACCCATCCTCTTCGTCACCAGTCAAGGGGCGCAACGTCCACGTCGACTTGCCATCCTGCCAACGCTTCATCAGCGCATCCTCGGCGGCGTCAAGCTCGACCATTGGGTCAACCTCGGAAATGCTGCGGTCACCATCAGCGGCGTCCGCCTCTGCAAGTGCGCGGCGCTTCGCAAGGGCCTTGAGTTCGCCCGCAATGGCCATGTCGCCAGGCAGGACAACCTCAACACGGTTGACAGTGCCAGACTCCATCCAGTCCTCAAGAATGTCTACGGCTTCGAGATTGCTCTCGGGTGATGTCTCAGTCATGATTCCTCCACGGGTGATTGGTTCCACGGAATTAGTTCGGCCCCAGGTGGGGCCAACCCCTGCCGCCGCCCGTGGAAGCAGCGACAGGGGCCGGGTCTTGGACTACACGATTGCGACGTCCACCAGTCGGGCGTTCTGCACTGCGTAGTTGAAGCGGCGCTTGATGTAGCCGACGCGGCTCACCTGCATGGGGTCATCCGCGATGACCTCGTAGTAGTCGTACTCGTCGCCGACCGTGAATGCCGCAGATGAAGCCTTGGCGGACTCGCGCACTACCAGGTACAGCGTCGCGCCCTTGGGCATGTGTGCCTTGAACACGGCGTCACCGGTCACGTCGGGGATCTTGGTCGTGCCGTCGTAGAAACGGAAGACTGTCGCGCCGCCACCATAGTTGGAGGCGTCGAACGTCTGGAAGTTGCCCGCCGCCGACAGTGGCTTCTCGTCAATGGTCGACGAGCCAGTCGGGCCCAGGTCAAAGTCCGACGCGAGGATGCGCGGAGAAATGTCGGTCCCTGCGTTCAGGACGGTAATCGAGGCAGCGGCAGACAGTGGCGCGGCAAGCATGACAACCTTGGTGTGCCCGTCTGCAAGGCTTTTAACTACGGCCATTGGGGATCACTCCTTCTCTTTGGTATCCCCGGTGGCCGGGGCATTCTTGGTGGTGCTTCCCGACAGCGGGTGCGTGTCGGTGGTCTTCGTTCCCGGCTTCTCGCGCTTGAGAATGTGTGGGAACAGGATCAGGTGAGCCTCAGAGCCCACCTGCCATTGCTCGGTGTCGACGTTCCACACGTCGAATTGGGGGTTGGCCATGATGGGTGCCTCCTAGGCGTTCGGTGTGGCTTGGTATAGGTAGGTGTCGACGGCGTAGTACAGGTCCGTGGGTCCGTCGCCGTCCTTGGCGAACACGTCAGCGGTCGAGTGGCGCAAGTCCGTTGAGTACCCGGTCACGGTCGGGTGCGAACGGTCCAGGTCGGCCCGTGCCGCCTCTTGGATGAGGCGTGCGGCACGCGCGGACGAGTCCACGGCGGTGATCCGCACATAGTCACGAACGTCACGCGGGACGTCGTCAAGCGACTCAGCGATGGTGCGCAAGGTGGGAGCCGACAGAATCAGGTAGCGGGTCGGCAGAACCCATGCGGCACGTTGCGCCGACGTCCACGCACCGGTCCAGTCAAGCGGGTTGTAGTTCGGCTGCTCCACGGCGGTATCGAACACGGGAAGCGCCGGCGTCATCGACGCGGAAGCAAGGGCGGCAATGGCCGCCAAGTGCGCGCGGCTCACAGCAGATCACCCAGGACCGCTTCAAGTGCGGCCTCAAACTTCGGCTGCTCGAGCTCAAGGTCAATCTGAGGATCGCGTACCTTGCCGCCGCCACGAGCTCCACCAAAGACGCCCGTGCCATAGGCGATACCAGCGAGACCGCCATGTTCACCGGGACCAACCTTGGGGCCAATCTCGACAGCCACAAAGTTGTCACCGTCGATCCAGTCATAGTCAATCGCGACCGCAGAGCCTTCGAAGTGCTTGGAGCCGCGCATCTGCTCGATCATCGAGCGCTTGATGTTGTTCGCACCCTTAGCGACCACGGCGTTAACCTTGGGCGCGATGTGCGACGGTGCGGCGCGAAGGTCTCTTGATAGTGCGCGAAGGTCCGACGTGTCAGCGGTGAAGCTCGCCATTACGCGATCACCTCCGACACAGGGAAACGTCGCGCGGTCATGTACGTCTTGAGTTGGCGGCCCTCGATAGTCAGCTCGACACCCACCATTGCGGCGTCAGCGACCGATGCGGTGCAGACCGCGACGTCCTTTGGTGCAACATCGGCGGCCTCCACGCCCAGGGGGAGGTGCAGGTGGGGGCGCATGACCGTGTACTCGTGCCCGCCCGCGTTCGGCGTCTGCTCGTACGACTCGTATGACTGCAACTTGCCGGGACCGACGTACACGGTCGTGGTGGTCTCCACGTCGGCACCTGCCGCGTCAGACCACTCAAGGCCCACGCGATACACCAACCACGTGTCCGTCATGCCCTTAAGCGCGGCACGACGACCCGCCGCAATGGCAGACGCGCGGCTCATCGCCGCTCACTCGTCACGTACACGCCGCCACCGAAACGCTGCGACAGCCACGCGCGGGTCAGGAGCGGCAACTCCATCGGGGCCACCACCTCGTCAGGGCCGCGAGTGAACGAACGCTGGTAGTCGTCAATGCGCTCTGACGACACGCCACGGTTCGGGTCGTAGCCGTCAGCCGCGCGTGCGACACCAGCCGCCACAAGCGAGCACACGAGATCCACAATGTCGGCGGGGCACTCAGCGAGGCCCTGCGTGTAGGTCACTGTGACAAACGACGGACGCTGGGAGTAACCCCAGCCGGACTCGCGGAACAGTGAGCCGTTGGCAAGGGTGAAGTCTGTGGTCGCGGTGCCGTCAATCGTTACCGACGCCACGGCGGTGATCGCATACCCCGGCAAGCCCAGCCACCGCTCACCCGTAGGGGTGAGGGTGACTGAGCCCGACGTGGATGTGATGGAGCACCCAGCCGCATCGCGCACACCTGCCGACGCGGACGCCAACAGGGCAGCAACCAGCACCACATCCGACACGTCCACCTTGCGGGCGGTCAGGTCGGTTGTGGTAGCGAGAGGCGTGAGTGCCATCAGGTGCTCCTAGGGCAGTTGGATTGCCGAGATGAACCCGGTCGTTGCTGCGGCCACGTTGATGCGGATCGTGCCGTCGCTCTGCCAGAAGCGTGCGCTCTCCAGCACAACCAGCCCGGTCGCATTCTGAGCGAGACTGACAACAAGGTCGCCCTGACCCGCCGCGTCAGCGGGAGGGTTTTTGCCAGCGAGGATCGTGAAATCCTTGGCGCCAGCGAACGTGTTGTTGAGTTGGACGATGACCTTCGATGAAGCCTTCGTGGGGGCGATGACATGGGTGTTTGCCGCGACAATCGCCGTTCCCGCAGGCTGTGCGGTTGAGGCGTTGCGTGCCAACGTGGTGAGGGTGATGGGGATATCGGCCATGATTTGTCTCCTTCAAGATGGGGGTTGAGGGGGGCCGGGCCGCGTGGCCCGGCCCCGATGAATCAGGTCATCGACGCCAAGAGGGTCGCGATACCGGACGGGCGCACAAGCTTTGCGCCGAACAGGTT